GCAAAACAGGCGAAAACATCAATCAATATCTGGGCAAGGGCGACCCGCTATTCGTTGAAGGTCGGCTAACCCTCGACCAGTGGGAAGCTCAGGACGGAACGAAGCGGAGCAAGCACAAGGTCGCTGTTCAAAGTTTCCAGTTTATAGGTGGTAAATCTAATCAGGATACCCAACAACAGGCAAGGCAAGTATCTGATGATGATATACCCTTTTAGTAAAGAAAGGAATCAAATGGTAAGAGTAAAAGTAGGAGAAAGTTGTAGTGGTTACCTATGGTGGTATGGAATTTACGAAGCCAAGAAAGAGCGTATGCGTGGCAGAATTTACTATGAACGCAAAGGAAATGCTAGCCGTGGCGCCAAGGCAATGGCCAAGAAAATCGGCGTAAAGTATTCAGACGAAATCATAAAGCAGCACGGTTGTTAGCTTTTCATCACCCTCCTCCGAACGGTAAGGGGTTAAGGAGAATCCCTGACCCCAAGCCGTTTTATTGAAAGGAACTATGGAAGATAACTTAAAGCAACTCGGTGAAATACATCTCAAAGTTTATGATTCTCCATCTGATGAGAGAGGCGAAGTCAGAATCTTTATAAGCGGAGAGGATAAAGAATTTAAGATGCTGATGATGTCAGCCGAATTTCTGATGCACTTAGTCGCCCAAAAAAGTAATGCTGGTTACGAGCAAGCACTTGAATTGCTTAGGAAAGGAGCAATGACTTATAAAACGACAAACATACCAGATTTATTAGAGGAAACATAAGGCGGTGCAAAAGGAAACTGGTCAAAATATCGCCCTGTGTGTGCAGGGAGCACCGCCTTACTTTATAGAAAGGATAAGAAAATGGATGAAATAGACAGAAGAATAAAAGCCCTTGAAGCCGCAGAGAAAGTGTTTTGTTGGTATTACATTTTCGGTGAAGACAATTTGGCGGCAAGAGATTTGCTTGCTGACTTAGGAAATAGGTTACGAGCTTGTGGCTATTTGAATCTATCAAATCAAGGATTGCAAACAGATATTTGCCCGATTTGCTTAGATGAAAAACCTATTGACGATTTACATCGTAATTGCGGCAAATAGCCACCGCCTTTTTATAAGCAAGGAAGCAAATGGCAGTTATACATTATGAATGGCGAAACAAACCACAGCACGTCTTTATTGATGGGAGAGAGTTCAAGTTTAAGAGCCTGATAGAATACCGATGGGCGCAGTACCTTCAAAGGCTTTTGGAATTAGAGGCTATTGATTTTTGGGACTACGAGACTACCACCTTTGAATTTACCGAGAGACATCGGACAAAACGCCAATATACTCCTGATTTTGAAGTGCGGGAAACTCTTGAGTTCGGATTGAAACAAAAGGTATTCCACGAAGTAAAAACGTCTTTGAGACAGACCGATATAAGAAGATTTAAGCTAATGGCTGCTGACTTTCCGCTGGTAACGATGGTCTTGGTACTTCCGTCCTGCAGAACAGGTCGTCAATCTATATTGAGGGGCAATGCCCTGAAATATGTAGCTCGGATAGTTTACTGTAACCCGATTTTTAACAAGATGGGCATAAGATAAGAGGCAAGGATGCCAGAGAATAAGGAGAAAATAATGACCTACGCATTCACTATTATCATAACGCCTGAAATAGAAAAAGAAAACGGGTATTTGTACTGTAGTCTTTGCAATACAAAGTTGATGCTCGTGTTGTCACCGGGCGATTGGGATGTTGATGACGAGGCTTTTAAGAGTGGCGAAGAAAAACTGGATGATTATCCAGATGAAGTATTTGTAGGTGAAGTTACTGGTCATTATTGTACATCTTGTCAAGCCTTAACGAGTATGTCATATAATTATTGAGAGGCACGGATGCCGACTGAGAAGATGATGACTGAGGAATTAACTGAGCAGGAAAAACAGAAAGCAAAGGAGCTACATGATGATAAATTGTTAATGATATGGCAAAAATTGAAATCAATAAATTCGTAAACACAATTATATGCGGCGACTGCTTGGATATACTTAAAGAATTTCCAGATTCGTGTGTGGACTTAGTGCTGACTGACCCGCCGTATAATGAAGTCAATAGGCCAAATTCAGGCTTGCGGTCTTTTGATAAAGGAATTGCAGATAGTCTTGAGGTAGATATTCCTATTGTTGCAAAAATTCTTGATAAATTATGTCGTGGGTCAATTTATGTATGGTGTGGCACAGAGCAAGTTTCTTTTTGGCGGCGGGAATTTGTTTCTTTCGGTTTAAGTACAAGACAATGTATCTGGGAAAAAACAAACCCGTCTCCAATAAATGGCCAATATTTATGGTTATCAAATATAGAGAACTGCATATTTGCAAAAAAACCAAGAGCTACTTTTACCCATATATGTGATGGCGCAGTTTGGCGAGCACCAACTGAAAGACGGCAAATACACCCAACCCAAAAACCGTTATATTTAATGACATATTTGATAAATGCAAGTTCAAGACCAAATGAACTCGTTCTCGACCCTTTCTGTGGTTCTGGCACTACTTGTGTAGCCGCCAAGATGTTAGGCCGCAGATATATCGGCATAGACATTTCAAGCGATTATTGCGAGATAGCCCGTCAGCGATTAGAGGCTGTCGATACAGGAGTACCAGTTAAAGAGCAGCGAGCCGGACAGATGGCTCTGGAGTTTGAATGATAATCGGACTTTACAATGTTGATTCTGTTATCCCAAACTTAGCATTGATGAAGATAAGCGCATATCACAAAGCTCAAGGCGATATTGTTAAATGGTATCTTCCTTTGGAACATTACGACAAAGTATATGCCAGTAAAGTATTTACAGATAGTGATTTTGAACCAAAGCCAAATATGATTATTGGTGGCAGTGGATATGAAAAAACAAAGAAATTGCCTCAAGAAATAGATGATATAAAGCCCGACTATTCGATATATCCTGATTGTGATTATTCAATAGGATATACAACAAGGGGATGTATCCGAAAATGCGAGTTCTGTTTTGTGCCTGAAATGGAAGGCAAAATCTATGAATATCGCAAAGTCGCAGATGTATGGCGAGGACAGGGCGATTTAGTATTGCTGGATAATAACATACTTGCAATGCCGAATAAGTTTATTGAAGTGTTGGGGTTTTGCGAGACAAACCAAATTCACGTTGACTTCAATCAAGGTTTGGATTGCAGATTAGTAACAAAAAATATAGCTGATTTAATAAACAAAAAACGAAAACGTTTCACAACTGTAAGATTTGCTTTTGACAATTTGTCTTATATTAAAAGCGTTTATAAAACTTGCGAATTATTAAATGGTTCGTGCTTTTGGTATGTATATTGTGACGAATGGGAAAATGCTCTTGAGCGATTATTGATATTAAAACGCTTAGGTCAGCGACCCTATTTAATGAGAGACAAAAGCGTTAGAGGCCAAAAGAAGTATAATTATTTAGCAAATTGGACAAATAGACAAATGTTATTTCAAAAATTGGATATATATGATTATTTTCCAATTTATCACTCAGTCCAACAGCAGCGAGCCGGGCAGCTTGCTCTGGAGTTTGAATAATAGCAGGGAGGCAATATGGCAAAACAACCTAAATATGTTCAGCTCGAAGCGGAGGCATTTCTGGCAGATTTTATGGGAATGACCGCCGAGGAGCGGGGCTGTTATGCCACCATAATTTTCCACCTTTATAAGATGCACGGACGTTGCATTTTCGATAAATATGAGCTGGCCGCACTGTGTAATTTGACCGATTTGGAATTTGATAAAGTTTGGCGCAGAATTGGAAAGAAATTTGCAATAAAAAGTTCAAAACTTTTTCACAAAAGAGTGAGTAAAGAGTTGCACCGCGCACGAGTATTGATGCAAGTCCGTAGCAGAGCAGGACTTAAAGGGGCAGAAACACGATGGCAAACGCATAGCAAAGCTATAGCTAAAGGTAACGTAAACGTAAACGTAAACGTAAAAGAGAATATTACGAATACGAATACGAAAAGAAAGCCTTCTGCGGCTACGAATACGCTTCGGAAACTTACCTTTAACGAAGCTCTAATCAGCATTATAAAACCACGCAATCAATCCGACCGCACCTGCTTTCGCAATATCACAAACTGGCTTATGGCCGGCTGTTCGAACGGCCGTTTCAATGGGGAAATCTTCGACAGGGTCCTGGACTACGCCAGAGAGGCAAGTGCAGCTCGGAAGCCGGCGGCTGTACTTTTACATCTGCTTAAAAACGAATTGGAGTATAGGCCTCCGGGCAAGCCCTGAAAGAAAAATAATGAAGAAGAAAATACATTATCCAGTTCTAATATACAGCGATGTTTTATGTTCGACGGCCTGTAGTCGTCTTTGGTATCGCCCCCGAAAGAAAATAAAACCCAACGAAGTAGATTGCGGTAACTGTAAGCGAACAAATATTTTCAAGCGAGCCCTGGGAGGAAAATGAAATGGATTGGAGTGAATTTCCTAAATCAACATTTTACCACCAAGAACCCAGAAAGGAAAATGAAATGGATAGTGGTTATGGATGGTGTCAATCTTGTGGAGCCTTGGTATTCAATAGCCCTCAATGCCATAAATGCGATGGAAAAGTAAAACCCTTTTGTGTTGATATAATGCTTGTTAAGCAAGCCGAGCGAATCAAAGAGCTTGAGGATGTAATAGCGGCAGCTTTGCGAATTAGTGATTTGTGGACGTTGAAAGAAGTTGAAACAATGTTTGAAGATGAAGCTAAGGCTCTTTTGTTGATGAAAGAAGGTTTTGAGCAATCCCTGAAAGGAAAATGATGGAAGATGCGCTAATCAAAGTATTAGAAATTTATGCCGAAACAAATTCACCTGTGACTCAACAATTTTATCAAGGTTTATGTCTCAAAGCTATTGAACGAATCAAAGAGCTTGAGACCGCAAAAACAATCGGGATACAAGCCTGTGATTTATTAAAAGAGCGAATCAAAGAGCTTGAAAAAGCCGTGGATGAATGGAGGACAAAGGCAGATTCAGAGTTGGCTATCAACGCGAGGCTGCATACTGAAACGGCAAATTTAGCCAAGCGAATCACAGAGCTTGAGGATGGTTATAGACAGATTCAAGTACTCAATGCCGAAAGAGATAAAGATATTAAGTGGTTGTGTGAGCAAGCCCTGAAAGGAAAATGATAGGTGCAAGGATGTACCAGAAGAAACTAAAACCACGTAAATATACAGAGATGATATTGGATAAGCGAGGCGAAGGATTATGGTTTGCCTTTTTGGTTTACAAGAAGAAACTTGAGGAGTTTTACAGAGTAATCAAGGGCAATCAGTGGGATGTTGTTCAGGCAGCTCGCATAATCAAGAAAGAACATCACATCAATAAAGCTATACAGATACGATAATTCGAGGCCACCACGTCCGTTCTAAGGCACGAACTCAACACATTTACTATGGCACTCTATACAAATAGGAATTACGTCCAGCCAATGGTTTGGTTTGTATCCGTGCCAATGATGATATTGTTGAGCGGGGCTTTTACAGCAACGGCAAAGTAAAATATTAGACCGAGCTAATCTTCCAGACTCAATAGCATATTTTACAGCATTCCTGGCTCTTATTTGATTTAGATGGAAAGACTTAGAACGCTTGTCGGCAATTTTGCCTTTTTTAGTCTTTTGGTATTTTCTATTTGATTTGCAAGAAGTATATTTGCCTTGTGAGCTTTGTTGGTATTCTTTGCGACAAGATATACAATATATTTGAAGTCCATCTTTTTTACTTTTGTCTTTATGAAATTCATAAATCGTCTTAACTTGTTTACACTTGGAGCATATTTTCATTTCACACCACCTTTCAAGTTATCGTTAAACTTTCAGCATACACCAAGCCGTTAAAGTTAATGTACACATTTGACGCAATTATCCAAACGACTACATCTTCCATTGTATATGTTCGTGTTGCAAATATTACAAAGAGAACAATAATGGTTTACGCAGAACTGGCATAAGAGGACGGGCTTGCCGCTTTCTGTAAAAGCTTCGATTAAATGCTCTGTTTCATTACCGCATTCTTTGCATTGTGTTTGCTCTGTCATTTTTCTATCCCTTCATAAAGTGTTAATGGTTAAACTATTATTTTAATTTTGCTTATCAAGCTATTGGCAAGAGTAGTTGATTCGACCATATAATCACCAAGTTTTACAGGTTTGTCGAATTTTACTAAACTTTGGCCTCGCATATTGACAAGACCTTGAGAATGAGAATGGTCTTGAATCGTAGCTTTTACCTCTGTGTGATTACTGCCGATATAGCAATAAACTTTTGTCCCTACTTTGTATCTCATTTTCACACCTTTCAAATAGTTAAGTTTCAAACAGCATACGCCGGAGCGTTCTATTTTATTACATCTAAGTAAACGGCGATGTCCTGCAAGTTGCGTATAAAATGGGCGCTATCATCAATTTGTAGTAATTGTCTTTTTGGCGTTGTCTGCTTGTTTATTGGTTTTTCTGTAATTGCTCTCGTCAAAAGCAAATATGCCGCTCTAATTCTTTTCTTGTCCATTATCCTATCCTTTCAGTTAAATTAAAGTTTAACAGCATACGCCGGAGCGTTGTCTGCGCTCCAGTGTCGGCTGTTAGCTGTCTAATTGTTTCAGGCTTCTTGCTTTTATCCAGCTTGTGTCAGTTAATTGCACATAAGCATCTGCACAAAAAGCTAAATTGTAATCAAAGATGTTTACTTGCTTTTTTGTGCCGTTTGGTAATATTACCTTTTTTGTTTGGTTGATTAAAACTGTTGCCATTGTCCTATCCCTTCAAATAAAAAGCCCGACTGCCTTGCAACAACTACTGACCAAAGTGAATTGAGACAAAGACAGCCGAGCGATTGTTTTATTTTGTTGTGTTGGTCAGTAATCATTACATACTAATTATCGTCTTTTTCGGCCAAAACATCAAGAAAAATATTTCAAGGAAATGAAAATATCTACAAAATCGCCATTATTGAGCTAAAAACGCAGAATAAATCTTCATATTTTATCAAAAATAATTAATTATTATCCTTGCGGTTTGATGTGGATTTGTTAGTTTGAACGAAGTATGCACGGATGCAATATGATAATGGATAACAAAGTTAAGAGCCTAATAGCCAGCCTTCTCTTTTTCTGTAACCGCAGAGAAAAGAGGGTTGGCTTTGAGAAAGAAAGGAAGTAGAATTATGGACGAGAACATAAAATCGGCTTGTGATGAGTTAAGAAAAGACATTAAGGTCCTTGGTGAAACAGTTAAGATGCAGATGAACAATCCTGTATTTGATGGCGAACAAGCATATTCTGGCCAACACAGCGAAATGAAGGCCAATATAATGTTGGCCTATCGCCACCTTGAAGATGCCCGGATGCGTGTAGGCAAGATACTACAAGCTGCGGACGATGGAGTATCTATTCTTGACAAACCCCTGACAGCATAAGACAGGAAATAAATGGAAAACATAAAAAAGCATGAACAAGAGCTTGAAACACATATATGTAATATTTGTCAGAAAGAATCTTGTCAATGCAGGCCAGTTATATTAGCCAGCGAACAGCCAAAAGAAGATAAATGTCAATATTGCGGAGCCGGGCGTGTGGTGAGGCCATCAGGTGAATGGCAGTATTATTGTAATTGTGATGACCCAATAAAACGCCCTGAACAGCCAATAAATACAGAATGTGCCGTTAAAAGCTCAAACCTTGAGATAATCAAACAAATAGAAGGCTGTATGAAAGTAATGATGGCATTACTGGAGCAAATAGATTAAAATAATGGCAAAAGGACAAGGGATCGGCGGCGGTAGGCCAACAAAGTATAAGGCGGAGTATTGTGATATAACACAGTATTTAGAATATTGTAAATCAGAGCCAGAACTTCCAACTATTTGTGGTTACGCTGTTTATGTCGGTGTGTGTGAAGATACATTGTATAAATGGGGAGAAAAGCACAATAAGTTTTCAGGCACATTAAGGGAAATATTAGTTATCGAGAAGCGCCAACTCATCAATAGAGGCCTCGACAGCTCTTATAACAGTACTATAGCGAAATTGCTGTTGTCTGCTAATCATGGCATGGCCGAGAAGACAGAGACGAAATACGGCCTTACAGAGGCCACAGCGACGTTAATGGGCTTGATTGACGGCACGAGCAAGGGCGTGTTACCGGCGGCAGAGGAGGTTAAAGATGGATAGATATTGTACACAGTATTACATATCTACGTACAATATAAGGCTTTATGGCTGTTTACTTGACAGTGTACCCGCTTTATTGGTGCTTAAATAGGGGTATTTATAAGATTAAGTAATACTAAGGAGATTGAAGATGATTGAATGGCTCTTGCGTGATACTACCACATGCGTCTTATTGGTGATATTGGCTTGTGCCGTAATTCTAAGCGTATGGGCTAATATCATCTATTATCGAGACCGTAAGAGGGACAGGAAGGCCACTGAGGCCGCGTTGAAGGAGGCAGGCTATGTATAAAGACCCGGACAAGCAGCGAGAAGCTAATAGGAAGGCACAGGCTAAGTTTAAGGCCAAGGGTATTACTGAAGGTATTACTGGTCAGGGTATTACTGACACAAAGCGAGTAATACCCAAGTATCCAAGTATATCTGATGCTGAATTCACAAGGCTGTTGGCCTCTGTGCCGCCAGGCACGCCTAACATCAGAGTCAGCAAGCCCGGCGATGCAGACTACGTGCCACACAGCGAGATAACAAGGGCATACATACAATCAAGGGCAAGATAATGGGACTATTTGAGACTATGTTTGGATTATCCGAAGCAAAAGGATATGATTTTCAAGGTATGGCTGCGATGCGATTAGGGCATGGACTGGAACCGATAGATTGGACTACAATCCTACTGAACCAGTTGAGAGCCGAGCAGTTGAGACGACCATTGAACGTATGCGAGCAGTTTCTTTTGGAGAGTTTGAGCAAGGCATGATAGCAACTAAGACAACAAAGCTCAATACTAAGACCAAGGCAAGGCTAAAGAAGCTCGGCAATCGGTATTGGCGATTGAACCACTTGTATTACATCCTTGACCAGGAGGGGATGCGAATACTGTTCGAGATGAACGTTGTTCAGAGGCTTCTGTACTTTGCTTTATGGTGGCTGAACATCATTCCCAAGAGCCGTCAACACGGAATCACGACGTTTATAGCAATATTCATGCTGGATGCGTGTCTGTTCAATTCAAATATGAGATGCGGGATAATCGCTCACAAGTTAGCCGATGCCAAGAAGATATTTCGGGACAAGATACGATACGCTTATGAGAACCTGCCCGCAGACCTAAAAGCGGCTGTTTCGTTAGTCAAAGACGATGCACAAGAACTAATTTGGAGAAACAACAGTGGTATCTACGTTGGAACATCGATGCGTTCAGGGACATTGCAGATGCTTCATGTGTCAGAATATGCGTGGACTTGCACCCATGCGCCGCTCAAGGCTGCTGAGATTAAGGCAGGAGCGATGGAGACGATTCACGAGAAAGGGATGATATTCATTGAAAGCACCTTTGAAGGCCCGATGGGTGATTTTCCTGAGATGTGCAAGGAAGCGGAGCAGATTAGGCAGAGAGGCCGTGAATTGGGGCCGTTGGACTACAAGATACATTTCTTTAACTGGATGCAGAAGGAAAGCAACGTCACAGACCCGCGATTCGTTGAGATAAGCCCTGAGATGAACGTCTATTTTGGTAAGTTAGAGGACATATACTCAAAGACGATAACTCCGGGCCAGCGAGCGTGGTATGTTGCTAAGAAGAAGACATTGAAGCACTTAATGTTAAAGGAGCATCCGTCAACTCTTGAGGAAGCCAGTATTGCTGCTGTTGAGGGTGCGTATTATGCTGCTGAGATGGCCCAGATGCGAGAGGAAGGCCGTATATGCTGCGTCAGGCACGTTAAAGACTATCCTGTGCATACTGTGTGTGATTTAGGATTAGGCGGTCACATGCCATGGATATTCTTTCAGGTGATAGGTCTTGAGGTTCACATCATTAACTGTTTTGCATTGTCAGATAAGAGCGATATTAGGGGTGGAGCCGTCTTTTATCGTGAGATGTTAGACAAAATGAAGGAAAAGCACGGTTATATCTACGGCAAGCACTTTGCTCCATTCGATATGGTCAAGGGTGAAATCGGGACAGGTGAGGCTGTTTACCAGACCTTCGCACGTAATGGCATAAACTTTGTGAAGTTAGAGCAGGAGGACTACGTTCTCGACGGCATCGAGCGAATGACGAACCTTTATCCGAGATTATGGATTGATAGCGAATTGTGTCAGGACTTGATTATAGCCTGGTCGTCATATCATCGTGAATGGATTGATAAATTGGACAGGTACAGTGACGCACCACATCCCGACAAGTCGAGTCATTATGCAGATGCAGGCCGGTACATGAGCAAGGTAATCGAGTCAGGGATGTATAGGTCGAGCAATATGAGCAAGGAACGATGGCGGCAGTTAAAGGCAGAATATGCTTAAAAAGAATCATGAGAAATGCAGTAGAGTATAGAAATGTGACATCGTACATTTTACAGCGAAAGCAAGATATTACGTTATGCAGCACAATACAAGATGGTGCAAGAGGTATCCTGAATATGGTATAAAATATGCTTAGGAGAAAAAGACAATGACGGAAGAAGATAAAATTAAAGCAATAGCAGAAATGCACGCTAAAATGAAGGAAAGTGGCATTGTTCCTCTACCTCTTGGAGATAACATCGAGAGTTTTGTTGAAGGGATTCTACCGAACATCTCTTTAGGTCAGCGTGGATTTCAAGACTTGCCGTATATTGCCCAAAGAATAGACGTCGGATTAGATGGCGACCAGATACAGGTACTTCCATTGAACGATGCGGAAAACAATTTTTATTACGCTGTCGTGAAACACAAAAAAAGATTGAAGCCATTTACCAGACCTTTGCACGTAAGCTGTAGGATGGACGAAGAATGAGATTTCTACCAATAGATAAGGTTATTGAAGCCATAGAGCAGAGCGACGATGATAATAAAAGTCGGTATCAGAACCATAAAGAACTTCGTGAGAGGATAGAAGCGATTGAACCGATAAATATATACGATTGCGAGAGTAGGATGGATGAAGAATGAGTAAAGGAAAATGGTTCAAATGCTCGTGTGGTAATCAGTTTTACGTACCAAACAAGGACGATTACATAGCAATTTGCCCAAAATGCAAGAATCAGATTGGTTGGAAGACGATGTTATATGCAAGGAAATTAACTTAATGGCAACTGAACGAGACAGAGCGAAGGATTACAAGACTGCTTATGACCAGGCCAACGCTGGCTTTGGTGCCTGGCAAGGAGTGGTTAAGAAAGATTTAACGGCATATCTTTCCGACCCCTGGACTGAGAAGGACAGGCTCAGATTTCTCAAAGAGAACCGCGAATCAGCGAGTTTCCCTCAGATTCGGATGATAATTAACTGGATTTCAGGTTATCAGAGCGACAATATTCGGTCTATTCGTTACGACCCCACCGAGGATGGAGATGTACTTACGGCGGAGCAATTTACGGCCATAGGCACCTGGTCGATGCAGCATACCAACGGTTACGATATAATCTCAGATGCCTTTGAAGGCTGTTTGAAATGTGCAATGAACCTTGTGAATGCGTATAACGACCGCAATTCAGATACGAAGCTCGAACGATTCGGGTACAATCAGTTTCTCTTAGACCCTACGTTCAGTCGCAGAGACCTTGAGGATTGCAGTTATGGAATGATTCGGAAATATATTACCAAAGATGATGCCAAGATGTTACTTCCGGGCAAAGAGAGTTTTATTGAGAGTATCGATGTTACGGTCAATTCCGATGCTCAGGGTGATATGTTCCCATATTATCAACGTCCTCAATTATATGGTGACAGGTTACTTGCTTACGACGAATTTCAGCAGAGGACAACGGTAGAGAAGAAAATTATTCTCATAAAACCGCTTAATAAGGAGATTGTCTGGGAAGGCACAAAGAGACAATTGCCTTACTTTATGAGATATATGGTTCAAAAAGAGGGCATTCCGCCCGAATTACTTTCGGTCATTACTCGCTGGGAGCCTACGGTTGAAGTATCTACGTTTCTCGAAGGTACAGAGGTCAATCATGGAATAGACCTGTTTGGGATAGGCGACTTCAGCTTTACCCCGATTATTGCCTATTTTGACCCCGACCATGACAGGATGGAGATTAAATTACAGAGCATAGTCAGGGGTTTGGTGGATGCTCAGCGGGCTTCTGATAAGCGCATGATGGCTATGACTTCTGTATTCGAGCAGCAGATTGGGGCGGGTGTTGATTTTGAGGAAGGTGCTTTTGTTGATGATGAGGATGCTTTCAAGACTGGCGCCGGTAAACCTCGATTATTAAAAGAGGGCAAATTAGAAAGAATAAGGGACAGAGTTATCCCCGACATTCCGCAGGGTATGTTCCAATTCGAGGACTTGACCGTTCGCAAGATGTATAAATCGGCTGGTATTAACGAAGAAATGACCGGGCAGGCAGAGGGCGGCAATCCACAAATCGCTGGATATTTAGCCAAGTTAAGGATCGCTGGTGGTCTTATAGGTTTGAAGGGTATATTTCGCAATCTGGCATTGAGTCAAAAGACAATAGGGCGAAAAAAATTAAAACTCTATCAGCAATATCCTCTTGATAAGGTTCGGAGAATACTCAATCAGGAGCCGTCGCCGCAGTTTCAGAGTCGGGAGTTCGGCAAATATGATTGTGCTACCGTCGAGGGCGTAATAACCGATACCCAGAAGAATATGTTTTACGCCGACTTGGTTCAGTTGACGGAGATGTTGATTCGCTTGAAACAGCCGGTTCCACCGTTTATGCTCTCGATGCTATTAAAGAACGCCCCGATAGCCGGTAAGCCGGAATTATTGAAAATGATTCAGCAGTACGAGCAGCAACAGTCACAACAGGCACAGGAACAGAAGCAGAAACAGGATATGATGCAACAGTTGGAGATTGAGCGAGTCAAGGGCGAGATATTCGCTAACAGGGGCATAGCCGAGGCGCAGAGGGCGAAAGCTGTCGAGGACATATCCGATGCGGCCTTGAACAGAGTTAAGGTCATAGCCGAGATAAACGATATGGGTGCCAGTAAAATGTTGGAATTAGTCGGTTTGGGTTTGCAGTTTGAGCAGATAAAACAACAGAACAGGGAAGTGACGGCGAAATCGTGATGCCTAAAATAACCAAAGACGTGACATTATGGCTCACAGACGAGCTTCACAAGGTACTCACTAAGGTCATAATGGCCAAAGAGAACCATCCTCGGATTTACTACATACTGGTAATAATGAACGATAGGTATTTAGGGCCACCGTCGGTTCGGAGCAATGACTTGATAAACAAGGGGAAGCAGGGCATAGGTACGATAGACTTAGAGGGCAAGTTTGTGATTCACAACAGGCTTGTTCTTATGGACAGGCCGCCGATGGTTCCGATGTTGAGTACGTCTTTATGGCGGATTAACAATAGAATTGGCGAAGCTCGGTGCGAATACATTTTACCGCCAGACAAACCGATAATTTACGGAACGCAGATGGGCGAGGCGAGCAAGTTCATTTGGAAGTCGTCTCGTGGCGCTCCGTTGGTATGGAGTTCAAATAATTGATATGTTGCAATTGAAATTCATATATAGGTTCTTTTTTGGAGGTTCTTACTACGGTAACAAGCGTAGTGCGTGGTGTTATACGCCAAAGGTTCGGTTTATAGGAACCGGCAGTTGTTGCAAACCCAATTTGAGGCATTGTCTAAAGATGTGGAATCGACATCGTTACGATTCGCATAGTTATCGAGATGGTTGGTATCTTGTGCCGACTTCAATTTGGCAGTATTTATTTTAAAGGAACAAAAATCTATTTCTTCAAGGAGTAATTATGCCGTGCAAAGGTGGAAAAAAAGGTGGCAAGAGAGGTCGTAAAAAAGGCGGACGAAGGAAATGACCGTAGATGTAAATAAAGAGGACGAGAGAAAAATCGAGAATGCTCACAGGTTAGTAAGAGAGATATTTCCGAATATTATCGGAAGTTTTGAATTTCACTTGCATCCTGAGCAAAAGAAGGCTATATACAAGTTAGTATTGCACGGTTTTGTGCGACCGAAGGAGTAATATGTGTAGATTATTTAATGATATAGTAAATGAATCGCTAAGAAAAGAAAACGCTGAATTGGAGAGACAGTTGACAGAATATAGGCAACGAGATTTTCTTCGCGAGATGTTTGCACCGTATTGTCAATCATTACAACAGCAATCCGTAGGGATGCGCCGACCTATGTTTAGAGAAAAGGTGCGACCGAAAGAGTAATCGGAGAAAAAGATGGATAAATGGAAATATAGGTTTTTTATAATCATTGCCTTCATTATTGGATATTGGCTTAGTAGCGTCATGAGCAATTATGGTTACTTGTTTTATATTGGTAGTAATGAAATCAAATATCAAAGTGCATATTTTGGAATATTATTAGACCCCAAAGAATAGTATGAAGCGTAGAACTTTTCTAAAATCTGTTCTTGGTGTTTTGGTTTTACCAGTACTTCCAAAACCAAAGGCGAAAATATCGCCAAAAATACCAAAGAAAATTAGATGGCGTAGGTACGCAAAATTAGAGGCTCCTGCGATGCCTTTAACTGATGGAATAGAACCAATTAACTGGAAAATGTGGCACGCAACCAGAATCTTAGATGATTCTATTCACGTATTGGCAATCTCGGCTTGACAAGTTAAGATAAATTTAGGGTAAACCAAATAATGGCCCCTGTTTTTCTGGAACATTGTGTTCTGGAAAGGCAGGGGCTTTTTTTATTGCCGCCGCCGGGCGTAACGGGCGTAACGGGCGTAATGTGACCGTCGCCGGGTCAACAGGAGAAAAAACGATGGAACCAGAAGTAAAGGGCGCAATAGACCCAAGTGCCGCCAACTTGGAACCGGGCGTAATTCCTCCAGAGGGCGTTCCTCAAAAAGGGACTCCAGCCGCCGTGGAGAATCAGGAAGTAGAAGGACTAAAGGCTGCCGCTGTAGCTGAACGTGAAAAGCGCCAGGCTGCGGAGGCCGAATTACAGAACGCACGTGATCAAGTGGCGCTTATGAGCCAGCAGGCTCCGGCCCAACCGCAAAAGCAAACGGCTTTACATCAAGCCATAGCGAAGCAACTGGGTATCGACCTTGATATGGCAACGCCGCAAGAGACATTGCAGATAA